GATAATATCAGAGAAGCAGATGCAATGGATTGGGAATATGAGATTGAAGACTTTGAAGAATAATCCATAACTGATCAAATATGAGCAAACTATATAAAGTAACCATTTTCGGGGAATCATTCCTAATCGGGTGGTTCCCTTTCTCTTCACGCTGGTATAACAAGCTAAAGATAATCAAATGATAGTACGTCATTTTATAAGAGTTCCGGTTGGAAGTACTGTCTATTGCGACAATCAGCCGGTTAAAATACTGGAGAAAGGATATGCCCTTGCTCTATGTGATGTCAATGGGAAACGGGTATATATCACCTGCTATGATTTGGAAAAGAAACCATTCGTCAGCACGAATGGGGAAAAATGAAAAAGAGCCAACCCACGCACGACCATGAATCAGCTCTTCCTTACACGATTATGATGCAAATATACTATTTACTTTTAAAATAATCGTGTTATGGAACTGGATTTTAACAAAATAATTCGCCTTAAAAAGATTAGAATTGAGAAATCAGAACTTTCAGAAGAAGAAAATACCTTAGCTTCACCGATTTTGAGAGATAAAAGCCTTATTAGGGATATCTATAAAATCTTCGTTGAGCTATTGAATAGCAGAAGTCTTCCCCCTTGTATTGATAGTGTTACCCAGCGGAAGAAGTTCATCTTCATTATCCTGTACCTGTTTTCTCCAAGTTCGCTTGCCGGTGGGAAAATGACAGCTGGGTTACGCGAAGAGATGTCAAGGGTACTTGGGGTTCAGTCCAAGAGTACAATTTCCGACAACTGCGCTGATGTCGTGTTTCTCTATCAGAACTATGGGGATTTCAGCGGGGATATAGAGTATCTTTATACCGAAATCGTAAATCGGTTAAGAATCAAAGGGCTAATCAATTAATGAGCCGGGGCTTAGTGCTCCGGCTTAATTTTTGTTTGGATTTGTTTTGCGATGGATTGCGTATCAGTTATTAAGGATTTAAGTTCTTCATTAGTTATATTGATATAACCTCCATCTTTTTTTCTACCATTTCTATGTGCTAATAAATTCCTATAATAGAAGTGTTTTTTCATTTTCCCATTTGTGTCGATTATAGAAACTTTAAATAATTCTTTGAGTATATCTTTTATAGTATCAATGTTACTATAAGATGTCCTCATTACATATTCTATGACCTTTTGCTCCCATTGGGCAACAAGATTGTCTTCTTTTAATTTAGTCATTTCATCTTTTTTCTTGCATGGAGGAATTGAATTGAAAAAATTATTGAAACTTTCTTCGTCTTGGATTATTTTGGTTAAAATAATGTCACAAATAAATGTATCTAATGATGTAATGATATTAATATGTGACAATTTATTGATGATATTTTGTTTTTGTTCGTCCAATCCTTTGATGTTAATTACACTTTGGATTTCATCAATTCTTTGCTTAAAATCATTATATGATCCGATAAAGTCTTTTGCAAAAAAATAAGCAAATGTATGTTGTGTTGTAAAGAATGTTTTTGCGTAATATTCATTAAAAATAGATTGGGGATGCTCATTGCTAATTTCAAGGTAAGGCTCTCCTGTTTCAGTTATAGTATTGGGCTCTATAATTTCAGAATTTTCAGGAGGGAGATCGTATGATGCCCCTGCATTCTTATATGCAAAAAATGGAGTCGTTATTAAGATTCCTCCATTGACATAAATCCTTTTTCCCATATGTTTTATTCTCCTTTCTTTATTTATAGTATTCTTTCCCTCGTATATTCTTATGTTCCGGCATACGTGGCTCTTCGTCAAAATGAATTTTTCCACCACAGTGAGGGCAGGTAATAGTATTGGCATCATTTTTCACTTCTTCCGGTGAAGCAAAGAGTTGCCACATCGGAACGTCAAGGGCTTCCGCAACCTTTTCAAGTGTTGGATAAGACGGGCTTTTCAATATAGCATATAGGTTCTGTCTGGTAGTGTTCATTTTTTCTGCGAAAGATGTCATATTAAACCCCTTTTCTTTAATAAGCAATTCTATTCTATTCATACCTTTAGTTTTTTTTGCAAAGATACGTTTATTATAGTAGTGTCAAATATATCATTTACGAAATATTGTTAAATGAAAGAATATACTTTCTTATTTTGTTTGTAGTGTCAAATATATCATTTACATTTGCATCATCAGAAACGAAGTAATAACAATTAAAAGATATACGATTATGACAACAAAGAATATCATCAGAGAAGTAAGTTACAAAGGTCACATAATAACAGTGTTTGAAGATGGCTTTCATCAAGAATTTGTAATCATAGATAATGACGAATCAAAGCTGTATGATAGCATTGCAGATGCAAAGAGAGTTATTAGAGGCGAGCAACCTTATTACGAAATAAACTGAGTTTAACCAGCAGGGCGAAAGCCCTGCGCAATATAGAAGGATATGAAAGAAAATATATTTTTAAAAGCAGTTATAGAAAAACCGTTATTGAATAATGAACCAGAAGTTTTACACCTTTTCGTTCAAATTATCAATGAAATAACTTCTTGTATGTCAGAAGACGAGTTAAGAGGCTGTATGAACTCTTTAATAGTAAGATACCCTTATTTTAAACTGTTTTTCGATTATGGTTTCGGACATAATCATATGTGGGTGAAAGCATCAGGTTCTTTAGAAAGATTGATATTGGTTGAGTTCTAATCCGGTAGCCTTATGGCTACCACAATATACACGATTATGAAAGCGGATTTAGTTTTAGTTATCAGCCCTGAAGCCCCACTAATGAAACAACTGGGCAAGGTATTGGGTAAGCTATGTACACCATACGACTTTTCTACCATAGAGAGAGGCGAGAAGTACATCACCATACAGCATGATGAAACTGGGCTTGTAGTGGCTTATACGAGTGAAGAAAGATTGAATGTGAAAAATTGAATGCGAAACATTAAATATAGATTATAAATGAAAGGTAATTGTACGTTAGAACTTGATGTAGACAGTGTGGCATTGAATAATGCAATGTCTAAAGCTGTCAGTGATGCTGTAAAAAGCCTCAATATTGAGCAGATAGTAAATGCAGAAGTAACAAGAAGAATAGGCAAAAGCGTAAGCAAATCAATACAAGACGGCACATTTGTTAGAGCAGTTGCAAAGAATGTAGCCAAAGAATTTGATGCAAATATCATTGTGCCCCTTCTTGATATTGAAGAGCTGAAAACTATGGTTGCAGAAAAAATCAGTCAGAAAATAATTAGTAAAATGGGGATTTAATTATGAACTCAATTAACGACGAAAGAGGTTGCAGCGTATGCCAGCCCGGTAAAGAGAATTACACCACCTACAACACCAGGTTGAGAGGTAAGAGAGTGAGAATGTACCAGTACGATTACCGTACTGAAAGTGGTGAACTCTTTGCTTGTTGTGCGCCTACCTTAGAGGCGTGTAGAGAAAGACGGGATAAATGGCTTAGTTCACGACAATAAGCCGATTGTCGTGTATAACGATTGAAGATATTTCGTTATCTTTGGTTGTGGTAGTACCTTTGGGGTACTATCGCGGGGTGTAGCAGTGGTAGCTTTTCACTTTGACTTGGTGAAGGTCGGTTGTTCGATTCAGCCCCCCGCAACTATTGAGTATTAATTAAAAAAATGACACGATTATGAACATTCTTACATTAAGCATCAAACAGAAGTATTTCGATGAAATCTTGGCAGGCAAGAAAACCCACGAATACCGTGAAATCAGACCAACTAACGCTAAGAAGTATATCACTTACCTATGTGGCGGTAAAGAATATCCGGCTGATGCAGAACTGCCTGAAGAAGGTGAGGTAGAATTGAAGCCTATCAAGTACGATGCAATCAAGCTTCTGACAGGTGCATATACAGGTAAACGTCCTTATATTATCGTTGAAGTGAAAGCAGCAGAAGCTGTTATTCTCACAGATGAAAACGGTAATGATATTGTTTACGAACATCAAGGCGAAGAATATCTTGCTGCACAAATGAATTATACTTTGGGCAAGATATTAGAAAAACATATAGATTGATTTGTTTAATTTTTAAAATTAGAAAGCAGAGTCGCAAGAAGAATTAACAGAGTAGCCGGGCCTCGCAGAAATATGAATGGTGCAGGGGCAGGTGGTAGATTGGTTGCCAATCGTAGAGGTACAGCAAGTGCCACACAGTTAGGATCACGCAGACAGCGTTACAGTGATCTTCGTACTTCATTTGGTTTAAGTGGTGGCTAGCTATGAACAAAGTAGAACAAGCGAGTCAATATATAGACCTCATTCGGGTAAAATCGAATGAGGCTTTACTGTTTTTATCACTTGGTAAAGATTCGCTTGTTCTGCTTGATTTAGTCTATCCGAAGTTTGACCGGATTGTTTGCGTGTTCATGTATTTTGTCAAGAATTTGGAACATATTAACCGTTGGATAAACTGGACTAAAGCCAAATATCCGAAAATAGAGTTTGTTCAAGTACCACATTGGAATCTTACTTATATTCTCCGTGGCGGTATGTATTGTGTGCCAAATCCGAAAGTAAAGCTATTGAAGTTGGCAGATGTGGTAAAGGCTATGCAGCTTACTCATGGAGTTTATTATACATTCTTGGGCATGAAAAAAGCTGATGGTATGAATCGTAGGCTTATGTTGAAAGGGTATGAGGTAAACGGTTACGAGAATAACGGTATGGTTTATCCTTTGGCTGATTGGACACAAAAGGATATTCTTGCTTATATGAGGCAGCACAATTTACCCGAACCAGTTCGATATTCATTGAAAGCCAGTTCGGGAGTAGGTTTCAATCTTGATTGTATGCTTTGGATGGAGAAGAATTACCCGCAAGATTTACAGAGAATTTACAGAGTTTTCCCGATGGCTGAAAGAGTGCTTTGGGAGTATCATAATCAACAAAATTAATAAGGAGGATTGCTGAGTCAGAAAAAGAAAGACAAGAGAACAGATATATGCTCAGGCAGAAAGATTGAGCGAAGCTAACTGGAGAAGAAAAAATACATGGAGTAGCAGTGCTGCAAGCAGGCGTGCAAAACAATCTCGTGATAATCTTATAGCAAGAGCCGAAAGGAATACTCTTCGGCAGAGAGGTTTCGGTCTAAGTAATGGCTAATATGGAATTATCAAAATACATAAAGAGTGAATCGGTGGAACTTAATCGTTCTGCCATTCACTTTGCGGATTATAATCCCCGAAAACTTTCCGATGAATCACGTAAGACACTGAAACGTGGCATCAAGAAGTTTGGTTTAGTCGGTGGAATTGTCGTGAACAAGCGTACTGGTCTTACCGTAGTCAGCGGGCACCAGCGTTTGTCTGTCATGGACGAATTGCAAAAGTTTCCCGATAACGACTACCGCATTCGTGTTGATGTCATAGACGTGGACGAGCAGCAGGAAAAGGAGTTAAACATTCTAATGAACAACCCTAATGCACAAGGGACATGGGATTTTGACGCTCTTGCCCGTATTGTTCCTGATATTGACTGGAAAGATGCAGGTCTGACCGATGCAGACTTGAATATGATTGGTGTCGACTATCTTTTGCAGACCGAAGAGGAAAACTCTATTGCGGATGCTTTGTCTGATATGATGGTCCCAGTTTCCGAACAGAAAGAAGCCGATAAAGCCGCCAAGCAGTTGGAACGTGTCGAAAAGGTTGCCCACATGAAAGAGGTCAAACATCAGGTGAAAGAAAACGCACAGAAGCAAGCCGAGAACATGGATGCCTATGTGGTGTTGTCCTTTGATACCTATGAAGCTAAAGCCGCTTTCTGCGAAAGGTTCGGGTATGAACCAGATATGAAGTTTATAAAGGGAGAAGTTTTTGATGAACAAGTAGAAAGAATAGATTAATTATTGGGAGGAAAGCTGAGTTAGAAAGAAAACATATAGCCAGTTATATCAGCAGTCCAGACGAATAATGTACAACGCTGGAAGACAATACGGGTTAGGTTCTGCAAGACAAAGAAACATAAGGGATAGAACGAAATCCATAATGGGAAGATATGCTGAGAAAATAGATAGCTATTTCTCAAAAAGAGGAGTTGATGTCTATGGAAACAAGCCAATTTCTCGCCGTGTCTATATGGGTAACAATAACGGTTAAAATTATGATTGGCGATTTTATACTTTGGATAAGGAATGTTCTAAAGCAAAACCTGTTTTGTGTTCATCATTATGTTTGGAAAGGTAGTGTGATGTTCTCTGAGTTCAGGTATGAACAATGTGAGAAATGTGGAAAATTAAAGAAGTAATATGAGCAATAGTGAATCTCAAAATAGAAAAGGTAAAGGAGGAAGAAAGCCTAAGTTTGATTATACAAGCGAGGAATTTCTTTCTCTCGTGGAATCGTATGCCAAAAAGGGATTCACTGACAAGGAAATTGCTTATGCCATAGGGATTTTGCCTCAAACATTCTGCGAAAAGAAAAGTGAGTACACCGAAATATCCGAAGTCTTAGCGCGTGGGCGCGCGACAATCAATGCCACTGTAAGGGCTAAATTCCTTGCAATGGCTCTCGGTGGCATAAAAACCAAAAGCACCGTGGTAAGAAAGCTCCGTGATTCAGAAGGGAATTTGACGGGCGAAGATGAATTACAAGTAAGCGAAAGCGAGTTGGCTCCTAATTTGCAAGCAATGTCCGTTTGGCTGTACCACCATGATGAAGATTGGAGAAAGATTGAGCGCAAACAAGATGAAGACGCTGATATTCCAACAGACATAGAGCATGGCATCAACATTGATTCTTGGATTAAAGACAAGCTGAAATGATAGTACCTCAAGAAATTTACCATCCATTATACGAGGATAAGGAAAAATTTATAATTCTTATTACCGGTGGGCGTGGTTCGGGAAAGTCTTTCAATGCTTCTACCTTTATTGAGCGGTTGACTTTTGAAATGACTCCCGTAGAGAAAATAGTTCATCAGATTCTTTACACCCGTTACACGATGGTTTCTGCCGGTATGTCTATCATCCCCGAAATGATGGAGAAGATAGATTTGGACGGTACCACGAAATATTTCAAGACCACAAAGACGGACATAGTCAATAAGATGACTAAGAGCCGTATCATGTTTCGGGGTATCAAGACTTCTTCCGGAAACCAGACAGCAAAACTGAAATCCATTCAAGGCATTACGACTTTTGTCTGCGATGAAGCGGAAGAGTGGACAAGCGAAGATGAGTTCGACAAGATAATGCTCTCCATTCGCAAGAAGGGTATTCAGAACCGGATTATCATTATAATGAACCCATGCGATTCCAATCACTTCATCTACAAGAAATACATTGAGAAAACTCACAAGCTGGTAGAGATTGACGGTGTGCAGGTTCAGATTTCCACTCATCCGAATGTGCTCCATATCCATACTACGTATTTTGATAACTTGGATAACCTTTCTCCTGAGTTCCTGAAAGAGGTGGAAGATATGAAGGTGAGTAATCCTGAAAAGTATGCTCATGTGGTTATCGGCCGGTGGGCTGACGTTGCAGAAGGTGCTGTGTTCAAGAAGTGGGGAATTGTTGACGAGTTCCCGGCTTGGGCAAAGAAAATTGCTTTCGGGCAAGACTTCGGTTATACGCATGACCCGTCTGCTTCCATTCGTTGTGGTATCGTTGATAACGCCCTTTACTTGGATGAAGTGGATTACCGTACTGGATTGCTTTCTTCTGACATCATCAAGACTCTTCGCCCGTGGGGATTGAAAGTCATTGCTGACAGCGCAGACCCACGTTTGATTCAAGAGATACACAACGGAGGAATCAAGATATATGCCGTAGAGAAAGGTGCAGGCTCTATCAATGCCGGAATTGACAAAATGAAAGATATGGAGATTTATATAACCAAACGCTCGTACAACTTGCAAAGCGAGTTCAGAAAGTATGTTTGGGCAAAGGATAAGGACGGGAACTATATCAACGAACCGGAAGACCATGACAATCACTGTTTCGTAGGAGAGACTCTTGTAATGACAAGCGTAGGGAATAAGCGAATTGATAAGATTAGAAAGGGTGATTATGTACTCACATCAAACGGTTTTAGAAAGGTTAACAAATTCTTTGATAATGGATGTAGAAAGATATTGCATACTCGGTTGGTTTTTAGTAACTTTATAGTTGAAATAAAGGCAACGCCTGAACATAAATTTAAAACTATAAATGGATGGAAGCAATTACAAGAACTGACGAAAGGGGACGTACTCTATACGTGCAAGTCTTTAATGGCAAAGAATACAAATTATATGCCGGAGAACGTTATTTCTCCCGTGGAACTAAACGACTACATCGTGAAGTGTGGAAATTCTATAATGGGCAAATACCTAAAGGGTATCATGTTCACCATAAAGATGAAAACACTTGGAATAATGATATATCCAATCTTGAACTTGTTGAGATGCACGCACATTTACGGCATCACGCAGAAGAGCAAAGTAGAGATAATGAACTGCTTGCATGGAGAAGAGAGAATATTGCCAAAGCAAGCCAACTTGCCGTTGAATGGCACAAATCAGAGGAGGGAAGGAAATGGCATAGCAAAAAAGCAAAAGAGCAATTTGCAAATGCAAAGCCGGAAACCTTCATTTGTGAATGGTGTGGAAAAGAGTTCTCTGCCATTTCAAATGGAAATAATAAGTTTTGCTCAAACAAATGCAAAACAGCCTATCGGTATCATTCAGGGACTGATAACGAAAAGAGGAAATGCAAATGGTGCGGCAATGAATTTGTTGCAAACAAATACAGCAAGACCGAATTTTGTTGTAGGAGATGTAGCGGACAATATTCTGCAAGCGTCAGAGCTGAAAGAGATAGAGATAGTAAAGGAAGATATATGTAACGTTTATGATATAGAAGTTGAAGATATGCACGAGTTCTTCGCTAATGGGGTTCTCGTGCATAATTGTATAGATGCTGTACGTTACTATGTATTGGGTGAGCTTCTTGGTAAGATTCAGAAGCCGAAAGATTTAACAGGAATATTCACACATTAAAAATATAAACTATGCCATTGAATTTAGAAGAAATATTAGCATTGCCTGACATCGGGCAGAAGATAAACTACCTGAAGAAAGGTAGGAAGACTGAACTTCCCGACTGTTGTAAACTTTGGGACGATTGGAATCCGGAACGCCATGAAATTATGGTTGACAAAAAGAAGTATCCGGACAGAAAAGTACTTGATAAGGAATCCGAAAAAGTATTCGATGAAAAAACTGGTAAGACTTATGAAATCGAAGCAAAGTATAAGACTGAACCGGTGAACCGTATTTCCATTCCATTGGAACAAGATATAGTGAACATTCAAACAGCTTTCACGGTCGGCACAGAACCGTCTATGGATTGCACTCCGACTGATGATGATGAAAAGAAGCTGCTGGATGCGGTAAAGGCTGTATTTAAATCCAACAAAATCAAATACCAAAACAAGAAGATTGTCCGTGCCTGGCTCTCCGAACAAGAAGCGGCAGAATATTGGTATGTTACCGATGATGATTCGTTTTGGGCAAAGTTTTGGAAGAAAGTTAAGACTACGTTCGGTGGCAAGGTCAAGCCCACCAAGAAACTGAAAAGCGTGTTATGGTCTCCATTCAGAGGTGATAAGCTATACCCGTTCTTTAACGACGAAGGTAAAATGATTGCTTTCTCACGTGAGTATAAAAAGAAGCTCATGGATGATTCGGAGGTCATCTGCTTTATGACTATCACGGACAAAATGGTTTATCAATGGGATTTGTCTAAAGGATATGAAGAAAGAACTCCTTTTGCTCATGGATTCCCAAAACTACCGGTTCTCTATGCTTATCGTCCTGAACCTTATTGCAAGAAGATAAAGACCTTCCGGGTCCGGTTGGAGAAACTATTATCCAATTATGCTGATTGTATCGACTATCATTTTTTCCCCATTTTGGAATTAATTGGTGAAGTGATAGGGTTCACTGGTAAGACAAAGGATAGAATGGTAAAACTGGAAGGAGAGGGGGCTGGTGCACGATATTTAACATGGAATCAGGTGCCAGATACCGTAAAATTTGAAGCAGAAACACTCACTAATATGGCTTATGATATGTCAAACACTCCAAGAATATCCTTTGAGACGTTGAAGGGGGTAGGCAAAGCTTCCGGCACTGCTTTCCGCTTCATGTTTATGGGTGCACATATGGCGGTAGAAAATCACGGTGAGGTTATCGGTGAGTTCTTGCAGCGAAGAGTAAATTTCATTGTTTCCGCTTTAGGCTCTATCAATCCAACCGAGTTTAGCAAGGCATCGCAGACCATTGACATAGAAACAGAACTGGTTCCATATATGATTGATGATTTGAATGATAAGGTGACTACTGCCGTTTCCGCTGTCAGTGGTGGCATCTGGTCAACGCGTGAGGGAATCATGTTTGCTGGAAATGCGGATCGCATCGAAAGCGAACTTGCAGAAATCAAAGAGGAACAAGCAGCAAAGAATGAGCAAATCGGAGATAAGGGAAAGAAAAACGCCTCTTAGTTAGAAAAATTACGGGACTTATAGTTTTAGTATAAGAAAAATAGTTAGCGGTGGCTTCAAAGAGTTGCCGCTATTTTTTTTGCTCTTTTAAATTATAAATATTAGAATATAATTTTGAATTATAGAATTATATATGTATTTTTGTCACACGATAATTGAGTAACCAATGAGAATATTTACCGAACAAGCATTAAAAGAATATGCAGAGAACCATCCCGATTCAAAGGTCGCTTTGCAAGAATGGACTACCATTGTGAAAAGAAGCAAGTGGACCTGTTTTGCCGATATTAAGAAAACGTTTAATAGCGTTGATAGTGTAGGTAATCAACACTATGTTTTCAATATCAAAGGCAATAACTATCGTTTGGTAGTAGTGATTAAATTCACTATTCAGTTTGTGTATATTCGCTTTATTGGTACTCATAAAGAATATGATAAAATAGATTGCGCTAATATTTAGGATTATGACAAAGATAGAAAATCAAGCCCAATATGAATGGGCGGTGAAAAGAGTAGAGGAACTTCTTCCATTAGTGAAAGATGATACTCCTTTGAATGACCCAAATAGCATAGAATTGGAGCTTCTTTCTAATTTGGTTGCTGATTATTCCGAAGAACATTTTGCATTGGGAGAACCAACACTTGTGGATGTTCTTAAACTTCGTATGTACGAAATGGGGCTTAATCAAAAATCACTTGCAAAGTTGGTTGGTGTCAGCCCATCACGATTAAGTGATTATATATCTGGTAAATGTGAACCAACCTTGAAAGTTGCTCGTGAGATAAGCCGGAAGCTAAATATTGATGCAAATATAGTGTTGGGAGTATAAGTATAAGTTTTTGTCGTGATATATTTTAGGCGTGATTCATTCGGTTTCACGCCTTTTTTTATACCATTTTACGACAATCGTTTTATTGTCGTGTATCACCTATCTGATTATTTCTCACCCTCTTTATAAATAGCGAAATTTACCGTAGAAATTTATAAATCAAATTCATACGGTATGACAATCTTAGAACAAATCTTAGCAGGGCTACAACAGAAATTCGCTGGGGTGGACACTGCTATTCTTACCCGCATTGCCACCAAAAAGGCAGAGGGTGTAACGGACGAGACAAAGGTAAACTCTATTATTGAGGGTATCAGCTTTTCGGACGTGCTTAATTCCTATGGTGATTTCCGTGCCGGGGATGCTTCAAAAACGGCAGTGACTAACTACGAGAAGAGGCATAACCTTAAAGACGGTAAGCCAATCGAGACTACCACAACCACCAAAACGGAAGAGAATAAAGACGATGTGCCTGCATGGGCGCAAGCTTTAATTGACTCCAACAAGAACCTTTCTGATAAGCTAACGCAGTTTGAAGCAGAAAAGGCTCAAGCAACACGTAGCCAGCAGATTTTGGCAAAGGCAAAGGAGTATGGTATTCCCGAAAACTACGCCAAACGATGCGCCATTAAGGACGATGAGGACTTGGACGCATACTTCAAGGACTTGAAGCAGGAGTTT